CAATATAATATGGAGCACTGGAAAGAGGACCATGAAAGTATCCTTGCTAAAAATATGCTTATATATTCCATAACGTATGAACTTTATTACATCAATAAGGCTGGTGAATTTTGCAGTAAGGTAATAAGTCCTAGACATGGTTTTGCTTATTGTGATGATTGCGGAAATGTGATTTTTTTCCTTCATATTTTTAGAAAAGCTTTTGATTCTAAAATGTATATTGATATTTACACAGATTCCGAGATTATACATTGTGATGAAGTTTTTACGGAAATTTCTGCAAGGCAATCGCATTTATTTGGGTGTTGTCCTATAGGTGTTGCTGAATTATCTGATGAGGGATGGCTTGATACTGTATACCATGATATTAAAACCCTTCAAGATGCTTATGAAACTAATTTAAGCGACATATCACAGGAGATAACAGAGTTTAGAAATGCTTATTTGGCTTTTAAAAATGCACAGATAGAAGAAACTGATCTACCAGCAATGAAAAAGAATGGAATCATACAATTTAAAGGTGATGGTGATGCTAGTTGGTTGGTTAAAAACATAAATGATACCTTTATTCAAAACACTTTAACTACTTTAGAGGAATTATTATATAAAATGACCGCACACATTAACACTAATGAAAAGGTGGCTTCAAACACTTCTAGTTTAGCCTTAAGAGCAAAGTTGATAAGTTTAGAGCAAAAATGTAAGCTAAATGAAAAGGCCTTAGGAAACTGCATTAAAACAAGGCTATGTATGTTGTTTTGCTATTTAAACGGATTGAAAAATACTAAACTTGATTACAAAGATATCAAAATCAAGTTTACACCTTGTATTCCAAGTGATGATTTGATAAATGCGCAAGTTGTTACTCAATTAGGCAGTAGATTAAGCACAGAAACAGCATTAAGTCTATTTAGTTTTGTGGATAATCCAAAAGAAGAGGTTAAAAAGGGTGCAGAGGAAGCAAAGGCTAATAGTATAGGCGCTGATTTATTAAATCCTCCTCCTAAGGTTGGTGATCCAGTTGTTAAATAAGATTTATAGGAAATCTATTGAAGATATTAAAGTACAAGGTGAAGAATATGCAGACGAAGAAATAAAACCAGTATACGCAGAACAGAGTAAGGCGCTTGACAAGCTCCACATTGCTTTAGGCGCGTTATTTATTAAATATGGTGTAAATGGGCTTCTTAAAATGAATGATGCTCAAAAAGGCGCTACAGACCTTAAAACCACTCTTAAAACAATGGGTAAAGAGCTTGGAGATAGTGAAGTTAAGAAAGTTATCGACATATTGGAGAAAGTTTATTCAGATACTTATTATAAAAATGCTTTTGTCATGGATAGCGGCTTAAAAATAGAATTAAAATTTGATATCCTGAAAAAAGAATTTATAGATACTGCTGTAAATGCAAAATATAAAGGTGAGTTCTTTAGTGATAGGATTTGGAAGAATAAAGCTGATTTAATTGATAAGCTTCAAAGTTCTTTAATTGATGCCATGAAAGGTGATACTCATTTAGATAAAATTGCGAGAGACATTAGAGACACCTTTAATGTACAGGCCTATGAAAGCCAAAGGTTAGTAAGGACAGAAAACGCGAGGATTCAAACCCAAGCAAGTTATGATATTGGTATTAGCAGTGGAGTTAAACAGGTGATGTGGTCCGCAACATTAGATAATACGACTAATCCGGAGGATGCTTCACTTGATGGACAAATTTGGGGAATAGATGAAGATCATCCAGAGCCACCTTTGCATCCTAATTGTAGATGTTGCTTAATAAACGTACCTTATGAGGGATGGCAACCTACACAACGTAAGGATAATGAGAATGGAGATTTAATTGATAATACAACCTATAACCAATGGTTAAAAGATAAGGGAGTTGATTAAATTTGAAAGTTTATACAAAACCGCCCTTAGGATTAATACCTAAAGACATATGGAAATGGCAAAAACTACAAGCGGCAAAAGAAGCCATAGAAAGATATATTAACCGTTGTATGCGAATACCTGATGAATGGCTTGAAGAATATAACGAGTTAATAAAAATATTGGATAAGAAATGAGGTCTTAGGAAGCTAAGGCTTTTTATTTTATAAAAAATTAATTGCACTTCATGGACAAAGTACATGTAAGGGCGGAGGAGAGATAAATATTATGGCAATAGAAAATTTCGAAGAGGTTAAAAGTTATTTTGAAACTAACAAGGACAATGAGGAAGTAAAAGGCTACGTTAAGGGATTTAACAACCTTGATGGGGTTAAAAGTTTCCTAGAATCAAATGAGGATGGCAAGAAATATCTTAATTCTTATGCTGATACTAAAGTTACTAAAGGTATTGAGAGTTTTAAGACCAATAATCTTAGCACTTTGGTTGATGCAGAGGTTAAAAAAAGATTCCCAGATGCGGACCCTAAAGATGTAGAACTAAAAAATATGAAAGCCATGCTTGAACAAATGAAAGCTGATGGCACAAAAAAAGAACTCACAAATAAGGCTTTGAAAATGGCACAAGAAAAGAAATTGCCTACAGATCTTGTGGATTACTTCATAGGGTCTGATGAAGAAACCACAAATAAAAATATAGAAAAGTTTATCGCAACTATGGCAGCACATGATGAAGCTATCAAATTAGAGTTTGCTAAAAGCAATAGTTATACTCCTCCAAAGGGCACAGATAATCTGAAGTTAGACGAAAAAGCAAGGGCAGAAATAGCAAAATACATGAAATAGAAGGTTTTAGGCTTCCTTAAAAAGTACTTTTAAAAGCGAAAGAGGTAATTAATAATGGCTTTAAATACATTAGCGTATGCAATTTTATTCCAACAGGAGTTAGATAGACAGATTGTTGCAAAGTCTACATCTGGTTGGATGGAAGGAAATTCAGGACTAGTAAAATATAATGGTGGTAACACCGTTAAAATTCCTAAACTTACAATGGACGGATTAGCAAATTACAGTAGATCAGCTGGATTTGTAGCAGGTGCCGCAACCTTAGCATATGAAACTATGACAATGACACAGGATAGAGGTAGAACTTTTTCCCTAGATAGCCAGGACGTTGACGAAACAAATTTTGTTGCAAATGCTTCAAACTTGATGGGAGAATTCCAAAGAACTCTAGTTATTCCTGAAATTGATGCTTACAGATATTCTAAAATGGCTCTTATGGCAATAGGTGCTGGAAAAGCTAGAGGCGGTTATACTCCAGTAAAAACTGATATAATCTCTCAAATCAAAGCAGACATATCAGCTGTACAGGATGTTATTGGTGACGTTCCTTTAGTTATAACAATGAGTACTGCAACACTTACAATCCTTGAAAGTTCAAGTGAATTAACTAGACAACTTGAAGTAGGAACTTTTGGTGGAGAAATTCAATCAGAAGTTAAGAAAATTGATGAATGCCCTATTGTAGAGGTACCAAGTGCAAGACTTAAAACATCTTACATATTCAATGATGGTGTTACTGCTGGACAATTAGCTGGTGGATTTGCGCCAACTGCTGCCGCTGTAACAAAAGCAATGTTATTTGTAAATGATGTTACTTACACTGCTGTTGCCACTGGTATAGCTGGTAATGCTTATACGGTAACAGTAGTTCAAGGCACAGGAAACTCTGTTGTAACAGCTGGTGTAACTGATGCAAGTGGAAATCTTGTTATCACATTAGGTACGACTTCAACTGGTGCTCCTTTAGTAGTTACCTCTCAACAGATTGCAGCATTAGTATTAACTGGTGCAGGCGCAGCTCTTTTGGTTGCAACAACTATATGTGGTTTAACTAGACAAGGTGCAATCCCAACCACAACTCTTACTGGTGGTTCTACAGTGGCAGCAGGGGGAAGAACAATTAACTGGATTATATGCGCTCAATCTGCACCTATAGCAATCAGCAAAACTGATAAAATGAGAATATTTGACCCTAACACTAATCAATCTGCTGATGCTTGGAAGTTAGATTACAGAAAATATCATGATTTATGGATACCTGATAATCAAATGGCTTCAGTATTTGTAAATGTCAAAGAATCATTAATAGCTTAATTTAGAGAGGGAGTAATATCCCTCTTATTTTAGATAGGAGGGAATTATGGCAGTATTAGAGGATATAAAAGTATTAAAAAATATAGCAGACACTTCAAAAGATGCTTTGATAACTTTATATATCAGAAAAGCTGGGGTGTTGATAACAAATTATTTAAACATGAAACCTGTGGTTGCTCCGGATATTTCTATTGATATATCTACAACTTATCCGGATGCTGTGATTGATTATGTAATTATCTGCATGAATAAAAAAGGTAATGAGGGTGTTAAACAATTTAGCCAGGGTAGCCGTAGTGGAACTTACGAAAATAGTTTACCCGACAGTGTTAAAGCTTTGCTACCTCCACCTTTTGTAAGGATGCTAGGTGTCCATAATGTTGTGTAATTTTACATTAGACGTATGGAATAAAGGACCTAGCACAAAAGTTAACGGTGTTGTTATTCCTGGAATATTAGCATATGTGAAAACTATTGATTGTGACTTACAACCTTATAGCACAGCCTTATTGCTTAAAAACTATGGCTACAACATAGAAGTTACAAAAAGAATTTTCATAGATCACTTTGATGCAGATGTAAAAGTAGGAACAGTTTTTAAATATAAAGATGGTTATGGCCAAGATAGCAATTTATTAGTCAAAGCAATACCTTGGATGGATGAATACATGGATATTTCCTTATTGGAGGTGGCTTTATGAGTTATAAAAGCTATACAAAAGAAATTAAAGTTGCTATGAAACTATGTAAGAAAGAATTTTGTGAGGGTGTTGGAGTGCTTGGAGTCGCTGAGGTACAAAATATAACCCCTGTTGGGGTAGGCACTATAAGTCCTGGTAATTTAAAAAGAAGTATAGTATCTGAGGTTATGCCAGAAAATGAAGGTGTTTATATTGGAGTAACTGCAGATGCACCATATGGGATTATGGTTGAAAAAGGTACAAGCAAACAACATGCTCAGCCATACTTGGAACCTGGTGTAATAAATGCTATACCTAAAATTACAAAGGTAGCTGAGGCTTTATACCGCAGTAAGTTGGGTGGTAACTAATGTTAGATGTATATACTTTATTAAATAATATTATAGAGCCTATTTGTCCATGTTTTACAGGGCATTATCCAACAACAGAAACAAAAGTTTATCCCTTTGTAGAGGTTAAATTTCCTAATATTACACCAGGGAATAGTTATAGTGACATAAATTTATTGCAAGTTGATATTTGGGATAATAAAGATACAAATATAATTGAGATTGAAACTAAAACAGATCTGATCCATAAAGCTTTAAATAAATTGCGTTATAACGATTCTAAAATGCAACTAACTATAAATAGAGATTTCCCTTATAGGCTTGAATTATTGGACCCTGAAATAAACATTCAACGCAGACAATTAAGATATACAGTAAAAATTTATTATAAATAGAAAGTGAGGTACTTATATGAATGGAACAGCAGTAACAGGATATACATCAGCAACCCCTAACAATTTGGTTATAGATGCTGGTGCGGTTTATGCAAATTACGGTTTAGCTGCAGAAGCTTTGGCTGGTGCGACTTCTGGTGGAAATGAATTTAATGCTAAATACGTATTTCGACAACCTAAAATAGACGGTATAAAATCCGATTTTGTAAAGGGCCTAGAAATATTGTCAAAAGCAAACATTACTTTGAAAGTTAATTTCTTAGAAATGACAGTAGCAATATTGCAGATGGCTTTAAACGGTGTCGTAGATACTACAAGCAATCCAAACTACGCTATAATTACTGGAAAAACTGTAATTACAAACGCTGATTATTTAACAAATATCGCTATAGTAGGAACTATAAGTGGTAGTGGCTTACCAGTAATAATAATTCTTAAAAATGCTTTGTCCCTTGACGGAATACAAATTAAAACAGAGGATGAAAAGGACAATGTTCTTCCCGTAACATTTACAGCGCATGTGGATCCTTCAACTCCAACAGTATTACCTTTTGAGATTCGATATCCTACCGTATCTGTTGGGTTACCTTTTGGACTTGTTTCAGCAGCCCCTGTAGTTGATAATAGCAAGATTCAACTTACATTTACAGATACAGTTAATGCATCTGTATTTAAGGATGGATTCACTGCAAAGGTTAATGGTGCGGCAAATGTAATAACCGCAATTACTAGAGGAGTAAATCAGTTAAACACTGTTTTATTAACTCTTACAACTCCACCTACAGCAGGCCAAGCAGTCACAATAGAATACTTACTTCCTTTGGCTGGTGTAAGAATTAAATCTATTACTGCGGTTGAATTACAGACATTCGCTGCAACAGTAGTAACAAATAACTAAGACACTCTTAACTGAGTGTCCTTTTTTTATATTAAAATTTTGGAGGTAAATAAATGTTAAAAGGTAAATGTTTTTTTCCACTTTTGACTCTGATAAATAAAATTAATTTTAAAGAAGATTTAAAAGAATTGATTACTGACGTTAAGGGTATGACAGATATTCAAAAGGAAAACATAGTGATGGATAAAGGCTTAGATTTAACTTTCATAGTTGCTAGTAAAATAGGGGCAGCAGAAAAAGAAACATGGGATTTCATGACACTGTATCTTGAAAAACCTATAGAAGAGGTTAAAGAAATGGACATTTTAGAAATTGCTGAAAGTTTCGTTGAATTAATAAAGGATCCTAAAATACAAAAACTTTTTCAGAAAGCTATATCTTAGATGAGTGGGAGATAAAAGACCTACTTTTTAAAAGGTATAGCAATATTGAATATATATTAAATTTAGAATTATTTGACTTTATAGGACTTTTAAATAAAGCAATTGAAAAAACTATTGAAGAAAAGTTATGGCAACAATGGTTAGTCGATTATTCGAGAATGGATAAAGAGCATTTTACTGGTTTCCAAGATTATAAAAACAAAGCACTTGGTAATAAAGCAGATGTTAAAAAATCTACTAAAGAAGTAACTAAAAAAGAGGCCCTAGAAAAAGCCGAGGCAATAGTGAGGCTTGATAAAGAAGGGAGGTAATTAAAATTCAGATTTTTGAATTATTCGGAACAATCTTACTAAGAGATACAGGAGTCGAAAATCACCTTGATAGGATAGATAAAAAAGGAAATTCAGTAAGTAATTCATTAGGTACCAGTTTTGCCAAAATAGGAAAGGCAGCTTTGGCACTTAGTGCAGTTGTTGTTGGTACTGGTTTAGGGTTATTCAAACTGGCAGAAAGTGCATCTGATTTAGGTGAAGCTCAGAATGTAGTTGAAACAACTTTTAAGGCAAGCGGTAAAGCTATTGAAGCATGGGCTAAAACAACTAAGGCTAGTGCAGGAATAAGCGAAACCGCATCTACACAATGGGTTGGGTTTATGGGAGCTATGCTTAAATCAAGTGGAGTTTCTGAAACAGCAGCCGAAGGAATGAGCGAGAAACTAGTGCAATTAACGGGAGATATGAGTTCGTTTTACAATGTAGATACAAAGGATATGTGGGAGAAGCTTAGAAGCGGTATAAGTGGCGAAACAGAACCTTTAAAACAGTTAGGTATAAATATGTCAGTAGCTAATTTACAAGCCTATGCGCTATCTGAGGGGCTTAAAAAACCCTATAAGGAAATGACACAAGGCGAACAAACTACTTTAAGATATAATTATTTAATGAACCTCACAAAAGATGCCCAAGGAGATTTTGCAAAAACTTTAGGTACTAGTTTTGCTAATCAAGTTAGGGTAGCAAAATTAAATATTGAGGATTTAGGTAAGAGCATAGGAACCGTTGTACTTCCTTATTTCCTTCAACTTTTTAAGTGGGTAAACGAACATATGCCACAAATTCAAGCGATTATATCAACAGCTATGAAGTATATAGGGATAGCTATAAAAACTGCAGCTGATTTCATAGTTAAAGATATTGTTCCAGCACTTGTAAAATTATATAATTGGATTCTACCTCATATCCCACAAATAAAACAATTAATAATAGATAATTTTAAGGCTATGGGAGATATATTAAAAATTGTAGCAGACTATGTAACAAATTCACTTTTGCCAGTATTTATAAGTTTTTGGAATTGGATACAACCTTATATCCCAGCCATGCGAGATGTTATGGTTAGTGCTTTTGGAATAATAGTTTCAATATTGCAAGCTACTGGGGGATTTATTGGAACTTATGTAATTCCAGTATTCCAATCTTTAGTTAAATGGTGTCAAGAGAATTTCCCAAAAATGAAAGATGCAGTAATGCAAGCTTATAATTATATAAAACCTTCTTTTGATACACTTGTACAATCAATAAAAACTAACTTAATACCAATTATTATGGGGTTATGGGAAACCTTTAAAAAAGCATTGCCAGGTATACAATCTATATTTGAGATTGTTTTTCCTATTATTGTATGGCTAATAAAACAAATGTTGGATGCATGGAATGGATTACTTATTTTAATGAAAGGCGCTTACGATTATCTTAAGCCAGCTTTAGATAATTTAGCAGATCTTTTTAGCAATGTTTTCGGAGGTATAGTAAAGGTTATACAAAAAGCTAAAGATATTTTAGATTGGTTCAATGGTACTCCAGTAAAAGACAAAGATATAAAAATAACTACTCATTATAATTATGAAGGTGGAGTAGGCAATCAAGCTTACGGGCCTACAATTCCTCACAACGCAAATGGAACAAATAACTGGATGGGCGGTTTAACACATATAAATGAATTAGGTGGCGAAATTGTTGACTTACCTTCTGGAAGTAGAGTAATTCCACATGATGTAAGTATGGAAATGGCTAAAAACAATAATAGCTCTGCCAACAAAACACCTACAACAATACAACTAGTTTTAGCAAATGGAAAAGCAATAGCAGAATTTGTAATAGATGATTTAGATAAATTAACAGGCAGAAAAAATAAGATCACTGGAAGGAGTGTTGGCATATGAATGGAATAACTTTTAATAATAAACACTCCTTTAATGACTTTAATTTAATACTTAATAGCAGAAAAATAAGTACACCAAGCAAGAAAAAAATAAAAGTTGATGTACCTGGAATGAATAGCATGTATGATTTCTCCACTATAGCTAGTGGCGGAGAAATAATTTATAACCAAAGAAGTATAGAATGTGTCTTTACTTTAATTTGTAATAGTAAAGTACAACTACAATCTCAAATGTCTAAAATAACTAAATGGATACAAGATATAGAACAGAATCAATTAATATTTGATGATATTCCAGACTATTATTTCATGGCAGAATTAGAAAGTGAAATAGCAATAAATGAAGAACATGAAGTAGCTGAAATTACAGTTAATTTTGTTGCAGAACCTTTTAAAATATCTTTAGATTTTGTAGGCAACGATATTTGGGACACGTTCAACTTTGAAGAGGATTATTTGCAAGACATTGAATTTGATATTGCTGGAACTCTA